CAGAAAAAGGTATGGCAGTGTGTGACGCTTTTACCTGTGGTGACCACACTACACCTGAAAAAGGTGTAGAATATATGCAGAAGATGTTGGAGTCAACCGACATCATTATGAATGAATTTATTCGACCATTAGAATGAACATCTTTGTCACAGATCCGTTCCCTGCCGAAAGTGCTATCTGTCTTCCTGACAAACACATTGTCAAGATGCCGCTTGAGTGCTGCCAGATGCTTAGCATTATTGCTTCTCCCTGGTATCATGATTATGGGACTCTTCCCAAACAAGACGGCACTGCCTACAAGACAGAAAAAGGGGCATTCCGCAACCACCCCTGCACCAAATGGGCGGCAGAGACGGTGGACAATGCCTACTGGCTCATCAAGTGGGGATTGAACTTGTGCCAAGAGTATACCTTGCGGTATAATAAGACCCACTCTTGTGAAGGAACACTGACTCATGCTTACTACCTTTTCCCCAAAGGTAGACTTGACGAAGTAACTCCTTTCGCAAGAGCAATGTCTGAGGAATACAAGTTTGATACTAGTATTTCTACATTTGACGCATACAAGATGTATATCGCATCCAAACCTTGGGTGAAAGACAACTACCTTCGTATGCCCCAACGCAAACCTGATTGGATTTGATTATGAGTAACTTTATCTGGTGCGAAAAATATCGACCAAAGACTATTGAAGAATGTATTCTCCCAGAGAATACTAAGAAGACATTTCAGGAGTTTCTAAATAAGGGAGAAATCCCGAATATGCTTCTTGCTGGTCCTCCTGGTATTGGTAAGACTACAGTGGCAAAGGCACTATGTAATGAACTTGGAGTAGATGTTTATGTCATCAATGGATCCGACGAAGGTCGATTCCTCGATACTGTCAGAAACAATGCGAAGAACTTCGCTTCGACCGTCTCACTTACGGCAGATGCTAAACACAAAGTCATCATCATTGATGAGGCAGATAACACGTCCAATGATGTTCAACTCCTCCTACGGGCGTTTATTGAGGAGTTTGCTGGTAACTGCCGATTCATCTTCACCTGCAACTACAAAAATAAAATCCTTGAACCACTCCACTCCCGATGTGCCGTCGTTGAGTTTGGAATCAAGGGAAAAGAACGTCAAGCAATTGCAGCATCCTTCTTCAAACGTCTACAACAAATCCTGGATACAGAAGGTGTTGAATATGATAACAAGGTCCTGGTAGAACTTGTCAATAAGCACTTTCCTGATTGGAGACGTGTGCTCAATGAGTGTCAACGATACTCTGTAAGTGGAAAGATTGACTCTGGTATTCTTGCTACTTTCTCTGACGTTGCTGTTAATGATCTTATCAAAAACCTCAAAGAAAAGAACTTTCCCGAAGTTCGGAAGTGGGTGGTATCTAATCTGGACAATGATACTACTGTACTTATGCGTCGTATTTACGATGCTCTTTATTCATCCCTTGAAAACAATAGTATTCCTGCTGCTGTGCTTGTTCTTGCTAAGTATCAGTATCAGTCGGCATTCGTGGCTGACCAAGAGATAAATATGCTTGCTTGTCTAACTGAAATAATGGTGGAGTGTAATTTTAATGATTGATGTAAAACTACTGCGTATTGTAACTGGTGAAGAAGTTATTGCAGAATTTCTATCTGAAACAGAAGATAGTATCACAGTACAAAATGGACTTGTAGTCCTTCCAACAAATTCTGGTGTTGGATTTGCTCCTTGGGCAACCGTAATTAGTCAGGATAAACCTGAAATTACAATGTCCAAAAAACATATTGTATATGTTGCAGAGGTTCAGGAAGATGTCTGCAAAAAATACAATGAAATGTTTGGCAGTAAGTTAATTACTCCAGATAAGAAAAAACTCATTGTATGATCATGAAAAATAAAAAAAACAAAGGTATTAGCACAGATGAAGTCATCACACTATTATATCTTCTGGGGCATTTGCACCGTGGGAGTTATTCTTGGTCAACTTTATGTTGGTTCTGGATATAGAGTCATGGCAGATAGTGTAAATAATCTTACATATAGTCTTGTGAGGGAATTGGATGCGCCTACTCAGTATCGATAAATCTAAACTGGTAGAAGAAAGGGTAAAAACAACACCAGAAAATGTTGCAGAAGCAAATCAAGCATTGTTTCGTGCTACAATGAACTTACCTACTGCCGCAAAGCATTGTGGTATGACGCAGAAGGAAATGAAATTGACCTTCCGTGAATATTTGAAGTATCATCCTATTGATTATGAAAACGTTTCCTCTGAAAACCTGTCTTAGATATCCTGGAGGCAAGTCTAAAGCAACAAAGACTTTATCTCCATGGTTTCCTGAAGACTTTAAAGAATATCGTGAACCATTCATTGGTGGTGGTTCTGTGGCATTTTATGCTACTCAGGCATATCCTGATGTTCCTGTATGGATCAATGATAAGTATGTAACTCTCTATAACTTTTGGGTTCAACTCAGAGATTCTGGTGAGGAACTTTCTGATCGTCTAAATGATATCAAATCAAAAGCATCTAACTATAAATCTCAGGATGATAAGGATGCCGCGCACAAAGAATTATTTGACAAAACGCGGGATGATATCAATAGTCAGGATGGACTTGATCGTGCCGTAAGTTTTTTCATTCTAAACAAGTGCAGTTTCTCTGGACTGACTGAGAATAGTACGTTCTCTAAAACTGCGGCACGTTCTAACTTTTCTTTTGTTGGTATTCAGAAACTCAAGCAATATTCTCAACTCATTCAGAAGTGGAAGATTACGAATATTGATTACTCGGAAGTGATGAATGCTCCTGGTGAGGATGTATTTGTATTTCTTGATCCACCTTATGATATTAAGGACTTCCTTTATGGAAAGGATCGTGAGATGCACAAGTTCTTTGATCACGATAAATTTGCCGAAGATGTTTATAAATGTCCTCACAAGTTTATGATTACCTACAATGTGAATGATAGGTTGTTAGAACTTTATAAGGATTACTATCTTCGTGAATGGAAACTTCGTTATTCTATGGCACATCGTGGAGAGAAGGGAACGGATGAGAATGTAAAGACAGAACTTCTTGTGACCAACTATCCTACCGAGAAAGTAGAAAATAATATCCTGACTCAAATTCTGTTTGACTTATGACTGAACTGAAAGACTGGCTCAACTCCATCAATCAAACGAAGAAACATTTGATTGATGAAGATCCTTCACTTGAGAAGGAGTATCCTCCATATATTATTAATCGTTGTCTTTCTGGACACATTGATACATTGATGTTTGTCAATGAACTCAATCAGTATCATTTTCTTCCAAAAAAGTTGCAATATGACTTTCTTATAAATATTGTGAGGAAAAAGAAGAGGTTTTCTCCCTGGATCCGACAAGATAAAATCAAAGATCTTGATTATGTCAAACAATATTATGGTTATAGTAATGAGAAGGCAAAACAAGCTTTGAAAATACTCACAAAAGAACAACTTAATTTTATTAAATCAAAATTTGATACTGGAGGAAAAAAATGAGTGTTGTTAGAGAAGCTGAAGTGACGTGGACACCCGAACAAATGGTTGAGGTTGTTCTGGGTGAACCTGATGATTTTCTGAAAGTGCGTGAAACTTTGACACGCATCGGTGTTGCATCTAGGAAAGAGAAAAAGATTTATCAGTCCTGTCATATTCTGCATAAACAAGGTAGATATTTCCTTGTGCATTTTAAGGAATTGTTTGCTTTGGATGGAAAGCACGCAAATCTGACAGTAAACGATGTTCAGAGACGTAATCGTATTGCACAACTGCTTGCTGATTGGGGTCTGATTAGTATTGTGAATGTTGAAAAGATTACTGATATTGCACCACTTAATCAAATCAAAGTTCTTGCATATAAGGACAAGCAAGATTGGATTCTTGAGACCAAGTATAATATTGGATCTAAGAAGAAAAGGACAGAGGAAACCGAATAAGTCTCAGGAGGTGCTTGACACCTCCTTTCTTTTTGGTTATAATATTGTTGCTTCAGTGGAACGCGAGTTTCACTGAAACTCGTCTCTCTAATTGGAGATTAAAAAACCTTACCATTGGAATAAAATTATGAACAAAAGAAGTATTGTACCAATTGCATACGCAATATCAACTCTCAATGAGAATCTCTCTCAAGGAGAAAAAGAAAAGATGTTTCGAAAAATCCTTGGAGAACAAGATCCACAAAGGGGGAAAGGTACTGGATATGTGAGATTTGCTCAAATGCAGGCTAATGATCCAGAAGCAAAACGTAAAGTAGCGTTCAATCATCAGTCTAAGGAAGATGTAACAAAAACGGCAATTCAAATCCGAAATGTTCTTAGGTCAATGGATTTTAAGGTTTGAGTAAAACCGAATAAAAAGATACGGGGTTCCACACCCCGTTTTTTATGTCTTATGCTAATATATACTTATGGATGCCTTTAGGGTCCACACAATCAAATCTCGCTTTAAAAGGAGAAGTAAAGATGAACAATCTTACAAGGTACAATG